TCTGGGGGCGTCGTGTAACCCTCCTTTTTGGCGGTGATCCGCCCTTGCAGCCTGATTTCGGCGAGACTGATTTCGGCGAACAGGATTGCAATTAGCCTGTCAGAATTGCAATTAGACTGTCAGCGCGGGGTAGACATCCAGGCCGCTTTTGTCCGGCCACGGCACGAAGTGGGAAAACGCGAACTTCAGCGCGTCGCGGGTCTGGCGGGGCGTCGCGGCGGGGTCGTCCAGCAGCAGGAGAAGGCTTCTCGCCTCGGTTGGGGCGAGCGTGATGGGCGCGGGCGGCACGCTCCGGGAAAGCTGCGCGAGGGCTGCTTCCAGGGCTTCCCGGCGGGCGGACAGCGTGGCAAGCGCCTGCCCCAGCTCCTCCATCGTCATGTATCCCGCCGCCTGCTGCGCCTGATAGGCCGCCCGCAGCCCCGGCAGGCCGGCGATCTCCTTTTCCAGCACCAAGCGCTCGGCGGCAATGTCGCGGGCGGGGCCTTGCGGCACAGGTAGGGACAGGACGGGGGGCAGGGGAAGGATGGGTTTCTTCCGCCCGCGTTCCTCCGGCCCGGCCATGCGGATGAGGTAGGCCTGGAGGAGACGGATCAGGCGTTTTTCGCCGATGCTGTAGCCGGTGCAAAGTCCGTCCAGCGCGTCTTGGGGGATGCCGTACCCCGCTTTTTGCTCCCGGTGCCGCCCCGCCGTGCAGGCATACCGGTGCCGGTACAGTCTGCCGCCCCGCTCGCCGGTGAATGCGCGGTCCTTATAGGAGATGAGCGTCAGCAGTGCCCCGCAGCGCGGGCAGCGCAAAAGCTGGCCTGTGAACAGACCGCGCGTGTTTTCGGCCCGGCCCCGGCTTCGGCGCGACAGGACCGCTTCGACCCGCGCCCAGGTCTCCTTGTCCACGACCGGCGGATGCGAACCCGGCTGCCACTGCCCCCCGGCGCGGATTTCGCCCAAGTAGACGCGGTTCTTCAGGATGTTTCGGAGGGTGTTGCCGGTCCAGAAGCCATACGCTTTGACGTGCCGGGCATGGCGCAGGGACGGAGTGGTGACACCAGCGGCGTTCATCTCGCGGCAGATTTCGGCAAACGTGGCGCCCTCCAAAACGCGGGCGAAGACGCGCCGGACCCAGACGGCCGCTTCCTCGTCCACGCTCCACCCGCTGCCCGGCACGTCTTTGTTGACGAAGCGGTAGCCGAAGGGCGCGTGGCCGCTCTGCCGGCCCTCCACGGCCATCTGCGCCTGCCCCTTCTTGATTTCCTTTTTGAGATTGGAGATGTAGAGTTTGTTGAAGCCGCGCGCGATGGTTTCCATCATTTCGTCCAGCGGCTCCGCGCCGCCGTAGAAGGGTTCCGAAACCGAGCGGATGCGGATGCCGTGCTTGGCAAGCTCGGCTTTGATGAGAAGCGGGGCCAGGTCTTCGCGCGAAAGCCGGTCACTTTTTTGGATGACCAGCACGTCAAAGGCGCTCTGCCGGGCGGCGGTCAGCATCTCCTGGAGACCGGGCCGGTCCATCGTCGTGCCGCTGAAGCCGGGGTCGGAAAACTCTGCCGTCCAAAGCCCGCCTTCTTTCTGGACAAAGGCGCGGCACTCGCGAAGCTGGGCCGGGATGGACAGGTTGCGGTCGGCCTGGTCATCGGTGGACACGCGCGCATAGCAGGCATAGCGCAGGGGCGCGCCGGGCAGGGAAGGGTTGACCTCATTATTCGGCGGGGTAGGGGTGGGACGGTCGGCGGGCATGGTCTGGGCTTCCTTGACAGGCGGAATAGGCGGGAGAACGAGTAAACGGGGTAGCCGGAGACCTCCGCCCACACACTCTCTGCGCGCGCCCCTTTTTACTCTCCGCTGGACAGTCCTCCTGCCGGCTGTTTTCGGGTACGGAACTGGTCACTTTGACGGAACGGGTCCTGCCGTGGGCGTTGCCGAACGGATTTGGCCGTGGGCGTTGCCGATATTGCTCGTCTACTCTTTGCGCCAAACAATGCCGCGCGGCGACTCGTAGGGGACAGGCGAAAGCGGCCACTTTTTTGCCATAGCCTCCCGCGCGATGGCTTCCTGTTCATCATAGGTAAGGCGGTGCTTGCGCCGGAAGTCCGTGTCGAATTTGTCTTCAAGCCGTGTCCGTACCCGCGATTGCTGCTGAAACCAAGATGCGGAACTGCCTTCCGGGTAAGCGCGCATGGCCTGAGCCTCCGCCAGACGGTAGCCCCGGTCCAAGCCATAGGCCAGTTTCCGCCGCTGCGGAAGCGGGAAGCGGCGGCGAACGGAAAGACTTGCGCCCTGGTCTTGTTTCCGTGCCCGTGCCGCCCATGCGTCCACAGCGCGCTGATGCACCGGGTCCAGCGGCGGCACTTGCGCCCACACGGGAGAAAGGAATAGGCTCGCCATGACAACGACCAAGACACCTGAAAGTTGGTTACGCAAGAGTTGGTTAGGCATTTGGTTACACGCCCCCGGAGGCAGCGCCGCGCCGCAGTGATCGCACTCGTAGACCATTTTTCACCCTCCATTTATGTCATCTCATTATGTCATCTCAATCAGGCGGCATACTTTGTACGCCATTTCTCTGCTGGGCAGTCAGTACGGGCTTTTTTGGTACATCTTTATGCCTTGCCCTGCTATGCACAGGCGACGCACACACAGCGACAGGAAGCAGCACGAGAGCAAGCAGTCTCATTGGAAAGGTACGCACTCTATGTTCTCCGCCTTCACGTCTCTCGAAAGCATAACTCTTCCACCCTGCGCGCGATCCGGTGCCGCGCATCATCTGGGTCGGTGCCACCCGTGTAGGCGTACACCCGGTTCGGCAGGCTGGCTTGCGTCTCCATTATTCTCGTTTGGTCTTATCTGTTGCCCCAAGTGTTTTGATGTAAGCAATGTCGTCCGGTCCAAGCCGAAACCACTCCCGGCTGACTCGTTTGTCCGCAAAACGAGTATGTAGCCCCTTTTCTATTTCGTCAGCATCATCATGATAAATGGAGTGGAGCAGGTTCAACTCATAAGGATTGCCTGTTTTCAGGTTGTTGAGGCGGCCTTCTAAATCCTGAGTAATTCCAATCTTGCAAAGTCCTTCTGCTGTTTGAACCAAGTAAACATGACGGGGATGCTTAGGAAAAACTGGCGGAGCAAGGCGAGCAACCATTTTTGACGGGTCTTGGCGAACGCCCATTCCTACCACCGCTGAATGGGCGTTTTCAAGAGGCGGATAAAAATTATGGGCGATGAAGTCCCGTCTTGTATACTCCAAAGTAGATGCGAACTCAGTAGCGAGTTTAACATAGAGCAAAAAAATGGGGCCAAACAGTTCAACACCTTCAATGATGGTGGACTGATACCGGTCGGGATCGCCGGCAAGAAGAGCTAATCGCCTCATCTGAGATAACAGCTCCCACACAGAGGAACCAATCGGAACAGCCCCGGCATCTTCCAGTGGAGTTGTTTTACGCTTGCGTTTTTTTGGGTGCTTAGTGTTCTCGGGCATAATGCTTTCCATACATCTATTATACCCTGCACGTTTCTACATGTCAACAGTATTAAGGGCGGTATGACCCCTTCACGATGCCGACGATCCGAAAATCTCCACTTATCCGAGGGTACTTACCGTTCGTCGCCTCCAAAAACTCGCCTTCGTTCGTGTTCCGGTAGACCTTGCAGGCCACCGATTCCCCATTAAACACGGCGACCACAGTTTGCCCGTTTTCTGCCGTGTCCGACCGCTGCACGAAGAGGATGTCGCCGTTGCGAAAGAACGGCTCCATGCAGTCGCCGTCCACGCAGATCGTCCGCACGTCCCCCCGGATCACGTCCCCGAGCTGCTCTGTCTCTTCCGTCTCCGCCGTCAAGACTTCCGCCCCTGCCGACGCCCTCCCGGTCGCCAGAGGCAGGCGGCTGAACTGGCTAGTGTCCACGTCGCGGCCAATGCGCGAAAGCGGGTCATCCATGCCATTGAAAAGCCCTTTGATTGCTTCAATGACATGGCCGCTTATTACCGCAGAGGTCGCCTGCTGTTTGCCCGTCCGCTCCTGATACTCCTTTTGGCGTCCGGCGGCCTGCATCGCGCCGGGAACATCCCCCACGACGCTGCCAATCGCTAACGTCTTTTCATAACGCGGGGAGCGGTAATAGCGGTATTCAGGCTTGTGCGAGTTCATCAGCTTGTGGAGATAACTACGGCTCATCCCCGCCCTCTCCGCGATACGGGAAACCGACAAGCCTATTCGGTCGGACGCCTGAAGCAGCCACCGCGCGAATTCCGACATCTCGCTCGCTTCGTCCGTCTCTTTTGCCAACGTGAATAATCCCAATCAACCGCCCCTTCTGTAACTGTCCGTTGCTTAACTATATGACATACGGGCGGCAGAAAAGTTGCCATATAGAAAACATTCTAGCAAAAACAGGCAACAATACGGTGTTTCTACATGGGTAAAATCATTGTTGACATATGGAAAAATATCTGCTAAGATAGTGCTATGACCAGACCACAAGAGATTGTTTTCCTCCCTGGCCTTGCCTCGCTCGCCGCTAACAAGAGCGAGTCCGGCATCAACTTACAGAAACAGGCCGCCTTGATTGGGCTGAACCGAAGCCACTACCACAACATCGTACATCTGCGAAAGGGCGCAAGCCTTGCCGCTGCCCGCGACATCGCCCACTTCTTCGGCGTGAAGATCGAAGCCCTCCTTGAAGAAGCCCCCGAAAAAGTATTTGCATAATTGTTTCTACATAGCATCAGAAGTGTTGACATATAGAAACAAACCAGGTATACTCTCTCTATAAGAACACCAAACATTCTGAGGGAGACAGGCAGATGAGACGAGTGAACCAGCCGATGTTGACCGCCGCCGAGAGCTTGATCGGCATCACCTACGACGATCCGATGAAGCAGGCGAAGCGCAACGCGCGCTTCATCCTCAGCCGCTACGACTTTTCCCCGGTGCCGGATCGCCGGGAAGTGGTGGAAGAGGGTCACGCGGGGAAGACCTACCGGCTGTACGCGCGGATCACCAGCCGGGTCAGCAACGACAGTGCGCTCGTCTCCGTCCTGACGGATGGGCGCGGCGCGTTCTGGGGCTACGAAACGGTGGAAACGACGGTCTGGGCGAAGTCCATGACCGAGGCGGCCTATTGGATGGCGGCCAAAGCGTTCGTTGAGGCACGGCAGGCAAGCAAGGTCACTGAGGCCGCGAAATCGGCACGGTTGGAGGTGGCGGCATGAGCATACCACAAAAACTGATTCGGACGGAGAACGGCTCGCTGGTCAACTGGAGCCAGGTCACGCAGATCTACAAGGAGCACGGCTGCTGGCCCGATCCTGTACCACACATCGGCGACGTAAGAGTGCAGGCGTGGCGCATAACCGCCGAGTTCCCCGGCGTTGCCTTTTGGCAACACGAGGAGATGGGCATCACGCCGTCGACCATAATCGCCGACGGGCTGACGGAGGAGGAAGCCAACCGGCTGATTGACCGGCTGGAGGACTGGCTTGGCGGCATCGCCTTCCCGGTCGGGGCGCTCCTGGGACAGATGCGGGAGAAGCTGGCCGCGACCGAGCCTGTCGGAGAAAGGGTGGACACCTATGCCTAGGACCCTAAATCCTAAGACCCTAAATCCTAAGACCCTAAATAAGACCGCCGAAAAGGCATCCGGGCGGATGCTGGTTCACGACCCCGCCGCGCCGGTGAGCATCCGCAGGGACTACCCTAATCCCTCCGAGGGCCGCTGCTACCGCTTGATGTGGCCGGACGGGGCGGGCGGCTGGCGGGAAGCGACCGAAGCCGAGGAAGAGGAGCAGGCTATCCGCGAGAGTTACGCGGCGGGCTTGCGGTCCTACACGTCCGAAGACCACGCGCGCTTCCTGCAATCAGCAGACTATCAATCAGCAGACTATCAATCAGCAGACTCTCCCTAAATCTGGGGGTTTCCGAAAACGAGGTTTTACTATGAAAGGGGTCTAGGCTGATGACAGAAACGGTCTACATCATTTTCACCCGAAACGGCATTGACCGCATGGTCAAGCGCCAGCCGGACTATACCGCCAGCGAGTACCCGGTCGCGGTGACTCTGACGATCCCGGCGAACGTTTTCAAGCGCCGACCCATCCCGGTCGTGGAGATCGCCCTGAAAGGGCAGAACGTCGGCGCGGCGGAGGTCATTGTGGACGGAGAAAGCCAGGACGTGTCGCCCAACATGGACGAGGCGGCGCTGAAACAGGCCGTCGTGCAGCACGAGTTCGCCGCGCTCTTTGAGAGGGCGCGCGTTTCTTCCGATCCCGCGATGGTGGAGGTCGCCGAGCTTGCCCTTGACGCCCTGCTCGCCGCCGGGGTGGAGGTCCGCATCACCGACGGGCAGGCGGAGCAGGGGCAGGCGGAGCAGGGGCAGGCGGAGCAGGGGCAGGCGGAGCAGGGGCAGGCGGAGACGAACGAGGTGCCCGAATGAACACGGCCCCCTTTGACACAGCTTCCCGCGACGCGGGAGAGGCGGCACGGGAAGCCGTCGGGAGCGCGCGATGAAAGACTTTGGGATGAAAGACTTTGGGATGAAAGACTTTGGGATGAAAGACTTTGGGATGAAAGACTCTACCCCCTCCTTGATTTTGCCTGCGTCCCCGATCCTCTCCGCCATCCGCTCCCTGTGGGAGTTCGGCGAGGCGGACCGGGCGGAGGACGGCTGCCGCCGCCTGTACCCCCTGCGGGTCAAGGGCGAGGCGATGCAGGCCCAGTGCTACACGAGCGAGCGCCTGGCGCTGGTCGTGGTCGTCTCCGTGGGGCGCAAATCCCAGGACCGCAAATCCCAGGACCGCAAGGCTCAGGGGCGCGGCGGGCGCCACTTCCGCAACCTGCTGGTGGACAGTTTCGGCGACTTCGGGCCGCGAGGCCGGGTGTACCTGGAGACGGTCGGCAGGGACGGCCAGCCGGTCGCCGTGCCGCACTCCGGCAAGTACCAGCAGGCGGCCTCGGACGTGATGGCGATGCGCGCGGACAAGCGCCCCGTCCGGCGTCCTGCCGGGAGCGCCCGCGAGGAGGGGGCCGCTCATGTCTGAGACCAAAAAGCCCGCAACCTATCACCTGCTCTGCCGGGGGTGCGACAGGTGCTTCACCTCGCGCTTCGCCGGCACGGCCTTTTGCGAGGAATGTGCCTGGAAATACCTGTTGGTTTTCTTTCAGCGGCGGCGCGCGGAGGGAGGCGGAGAAGTCCCAGCCGTCTGTCAGGCCAGCGGTCGCTATCGCCTCATGCAAGAGGAGGCCGACCGTTACCGGCAAGAGGAGACCGACCGTTACCGGCAAGAGGAGACCGACCGTTACCTGGCCGCCCGCGCCCTGATCCGGCGGCGGCGCGGGAACGTGACGGCGGTCGTCGCCCTGAGCGCCTGCGCCCTGGCGGTCATGCTGGTGGGTTTCCTGCTGTCGGTGTGGCGGGGGTTCTGATGCTCACGCAGGAAGGAATGTGCGGATTTTGATTGAAATCGAGCAAACCATTTTGACCGCCCCTCTCGGCAACTGTTACGCGGCTTGTATCGCCTCGGTGCTGGAAATCCCTCTTGACCGTGTTCCGTCCCCGACCGAACACGAAGGCTCCGCATTCGCGGGATGGCAGGAGTATGAGGCGCGGGTTGACGCAGCCGTGCTCGCGCCGCGCGGCCTCCAGCTGCTGTCGTTCAAGGCTTGCGAGGAGATGGGGGCATGGACACCGCGGGGCTTTTCCCTGCTGGGGGCGCAGTCGCCGCGCAGCGACTGGCTGCACTCGGTCGTCTGCTACGACGGCGAGATCGTCTGGGACCCGCGCAGCGACTGGCTGCACTCGGTCGTCTGCTACGACGGCGAGATCGTCTGGGACCCGCATCCGACCCGTGATCAGGGCACCGGGGAGCGCGTGGACTGGACGGTCTTCTGCAAACTGGACCCCGCCAAATGAAGCCGCGCACGTTCCACGTCCGCCCGCGCCACTTCCGCGCCGCCCGCCCTGGTTCGGTCCGGCAGAACCCGGTGGCCCTGGCCTTGACGGAAGCGACCGGCATCACCTGCTATGCCAACGCGGTCTCCGTGCAGGCTCCGGGCCGCTTCCACGCTGCTCCGCCGAGGTGGCTGACCGGCCTGCTGGACGGATTTGACGGCTTCGGCGCGTGCGAGCCGTTCGCGCTCACCCTGACCGGGGAGCCGGGCGCGTACCGCATCCTGCCCGCAGTGTACGAGGCGGAAAACGAAGACGAGGAATTGACGGCATGAACACACCGTTCAGGAAGTCTTTCAGCAGGAGTGGATGGCCGCCATGCGTGGAAACGGCCCGGATGAGATACAGCGAAAGTAGACAGTATGATTGCAACTTTTTACACGAGCAGCCGCCTGCCCTGCGCCGACGGCTCGCGCTTCCGCCCCACCGCCTACACCTGTGCGGCTCCCCCCGGTTACTCTCTGGGCGACGTGCTGGACGTGTGGGCGGCCCGGCAAAGAGGCCACAAGGCGGTCCATGTGCGGCTCGTTGTCACCGACCGGGGGCGGCTGGGGGCAGGACACCTCGACCTCTCGCCTGCCCCGTTCCGCGCGCTCGCAGGGAGCGGATGGCGCAAACAGGGCGTCCTGCGCGGGCTGCACTGCCGGGTCGTCAGGCGCGGGCGGCGGGGACAGGCATGAAACAGCGTCAAGGTCAGTGTGACCACTGCCGGGTCGTCTGGGTGTGGTCGCTGAACGTCAAGATCACCGAGCAGGTCTGCCTGACGTGCAGCCGGACCCTCGTGCGCGTGCGCCCCGCCGCCTACCGCACCGGGCCGGACCGCTATCACTGGATTACGTGGAAAGGCTACCGCGCCTGACCCCCCCCAGCCACCAATATGAACACCAATATGAACACCGACACCGTTTCGACAGCCCCCACCCCGACATACGCTTCTTCGACATACGCTTCTTCCCCGGAAACGTCGCTCGCCGTGCGGCGCGCCGCCCTGCGCGCCGCCCTGCGCCGGACGTTGCAATATTCCGAGCAATATTCCGAGCAATATTCCGAGCTATATTCCGAGCTATATTCCGAGCTATATTCCGATGACCCGGACGGCCTCGCCATACTGCTGGACGGCGTGCCGGTGTCGGACCTGCTGACGGCCGCTGCCCGGCGCGTCCCCAAGTCCGCGCCCGAGCCGTACCGCTTCAAGCTGGGGCAGCTCACCGGCGCCGCACTAGGTAGTAGCGCCGACGGCGATGCGATTGACGAAGAAAGTTTCGGCGAAGAAAGTTTCGGCGAAGAAAGTTTCGGCGAAGAAAGTTTCGGCGAAGAAAGTTTCGGCGAAGAAAGTTTCGGCGAAGAAAGTTTCGGCGAAGAAAGTTTCGGCGAAGACGAGCCGGTGCCTTATGTGCTGACCCGGCAGGGGCGGGAGTGTCAGACACTCCCGCCCCTGCCGGAGACTGAGGGCCAGCAGACCGAAGGCCAGGAGGAGGCGGCACTTCCTCCCCATGTCTAAAGCCAGGGGCCTCCGTGACGCTCGGATTGGTGAAGACGAATGAAAAAACCTGTGGGGACCTATGAGATTCTGGCGACCTGTGAGGTTTGCGGCGTCGCCCTGGTCGGCGCGGAGAAGCGGTGGTGCGTCAAGTGCCTTCGGACATGCGCCTACTGCAAGCGCCGCACGGGCTGCTACGAGACGGAGGACGAGATCGGGCGCAGCTACTACCTCTGCGGGCACTGTTCGGGGGAGCACACTTGGCAGGACGACATTTTGGGGGCGGACATTGAACGAGTTTGACGCGGGGGAGGCCGTCGAGGTGTGGCTGGCGGGCTGGGATCGCTGGTTCCCCGGCGCGGCGGTCCAGACGGGGCGGCTGGGCGGGCTGGACTGCGTGGCCGTGCGGTTCCCCGACAGGCCGTGTCCGAGCATCTACCGGCTCGACCAGGTGCGGAGGGTGGACAAAACGCTGGCCGGACCCCTCCTGCTTGCCGCCGAATTGCTTCTTCGGCTTGTCCATTTAGACCCCCACGCGATGCGCCCGCGTCTCGCACCACTCACAGCCGTTGCTGCTGTGTGCCGCCGACAGTTCGGCCCAGGCCGCGTTGTCGTCCACGTCGGGCAGAGCGTCGTACAGTTCGGCAGGGACTTCGGCGTTGCAGTAGGCACACTCAAAAGTGTCACCCGCGTAAAGCACTTCGCCGTCAACGGTCGTCGTCACGATGTCTTTGGTTGTCGTCACGATGTCTTTGGTTGTCGTCACGATGTCTTTGGTTGTCGTCACGATGTCTTTGGTTTCGGTCGTCATGGTCGTTTCCTTCTGCGTTTGGCCGCCGCCTTTGTTTTGCTTACGAATAGATTATCATAAGGCTCTTATTCCCCCTGGCAGCCGCAGTAGCCGCGCGTTGCGTACTGCTCGGAGTAGTCCACCTTGCCGCCGCACACGCGGCACCGGGGCGCGGGGGCGGCCTTCTTCGGCGCGGCGGGGGCGTTGAGGCCGCCGAGGAGTTCGCACTGCTCGGCGGTGAGGGCTACGAACTTCGCGCCCCAGGCGATGACCTTCACCATCGTCGGGTTCCGCGCGTTGCCGGTCTTGATTTCGGTCGGCCCCGCGTTCCGCCCGCCGCTCACGCCGTCAAGGACGACTTCGTAGCGGGAAGTCCGGGCGCCGCCGTCATGGCAGAAGATTTCGGCGGTCTTGCCGCTCGGGGTGGTGGTCGTCAGCATCAGGGTCTTGGTTTCGGTGGTCGTCATGGTATTCAGTCTCCTCGGTCTTGGTTGCTTACGAGGTTATTATACCAGATTGTATATACAATGTCAATACCTTTACAAAGTATTTTTAGCACTATTTTTCAGGCGAGCGTTGAGCAGGGCGCGGCCATACAAGCGCGGCGCGGGCTGTCCTGCAAGCCACTCCTCTGGCGTTCTGTCCTGCTTGCTCTTGTTACAGGCGAAGCAGCAGGCTGTGACGTTTTCAGGCGTGTTCTCGCCGCCGCGAGAGAGAGGCAGGATGTGGTCAGGCGAGAGGTCAGCATCAGAGCCGCAGTAAGCACACCTGCTGTCAGAGGCGGCTTTGATTGTCAGCCAGTCCGCCAAAGTCAAAGTGCTTTAGTCAAAGTGCTTTTGATACCCCGCATTCGGGCGCGGGCAGACTGGTTACAGACCGACGCTTTTTCCTGCTTCGTTGCCAATGGCGGCCTCCTTAACTTTGATTTTGCGGCTCTTTGCCATCTCTTTGATTGCCATCTCAATAATGGCTGTGCGGTTTGTCAATTCGTGTGTCGCCAGTGCGTCTATCAATTTATCAACTTCCGGGTGGAAGCGATAAGACTTGGGGTTGACTTTCATTATGTACCTCCATGCTCATTATAGCATATCGTATACACAATGTCAATACTATTCTTGCATTGTCAAGCCTTTGCAAAGATTTTTTAGCACTATTTTTCTTGACGGCAACGGCAGCAGAAACACAATCTGTCCATTCAGGGAGGGAGACTGCTGATGGGCAGCGACGACCAAAAGTCTCATAACAAAACCTTTCGTAATTACCATGTCGTAATTACCATGGACTTGCTCGACATCGTCGAAAAACTTGAAAGGACACGCGCGGAACTAACAAGCCTGGAAAAGTTTGTTACTGCGCTCCCTGCCGACCCTGCACTAATGCTAACGATAGCAGGAGTGCGTAAACGTCAGGAACATCTTGGCTTGCGGTTCGCACAAGCAACCGAACAGCAAAGCAAGGAGGCCCGCCGTGGCCCAGAATAGCAAGATCGAGTGGACTACTGCATACCACGAAGACGGCAGCCCCCAGTGGACAAACAAGATCATGTTGGTAGAGACGGCGCTGCCCCTCCCGATGCGCCGGAAGAAGCCCCAGCGCATTTTTGTCAACAGTACCAGTGATCTGTTTCACCCGGACGTGCCGTTTGACTACATCGACAAGGTGTTCGCGGTGATGGCCTTGTGTCCGCAGCACACGTTCCAGGTGCTGACCAAGAGGCCGGAGCGGATGCGGGAGTATCTAGGGGAAGTGGTGCGCCCGATGACGCGTCTGGGGGCGCAAGGAGCGCCGGACATTGAGCAGTTCACGGCCGAATGGATGGCGTCAAGAGAAAACAGCGTGCATAAGCAGATCGGGCCGATGTCCGACGCGGGGGTCGGGGCAGATCCTGGTGGCTACAGTGCGCCGGGCTTTAAGGCGTGGAACAGTCGCCGCCTTGCCCTCTTGGGCAGATATTGGAATCGGTACGGTCAGTGGCCTCTGTCGAACGTCTGGCTGGGCACCTCGGCGGAAGATCAGGAAACAGCCGACAGGCGGATTCCCGAACTGCTCCGCTGCCCCGCCGCCGTCCGCTTCATTTCCTATGAGCCTGCGCTGGGGCCGGTGGACTTCGGGGCGGCGGGCGCGTTCGGCGAGTTCATCCCGCCCGGCCCCCGATCCATCGGCGGTCGCTACACCGGCGAACACGTCCACTGGGTCGTCGTCGGCGGGGAGATCGGGCCGGGGGCACGCCCGTTCGACGTGCAGTGGGCGCGGGACGTGGTCGCCCAGTGCCAGGCCGCCGGGGTCGCCTGCTTCGTCAAGCAGATGGGGAGTGTGCCCGTCATGGACGAGGCCGAGTGGCGCGGGCGTCAGATCGCCCCTCTGCTGAGGGCGGGCAACCGCGACAAGGTCGTGGCGGGGGCCGTTCCGCTGTTCTACAACGACCGCAAAGGCGGCGACATAAACGAGTTTCCAGAAGACTTGAAAGTAAGGGAGTTCCCCGAGGCAACAAGATGAGCCGTAAACGTGACCTGTCCAGCGACATATCCCACGACGCACGAATAGCAGAGTTATCCGAGTGCGAGAACGGGCATTTAGCGGTCGCCCTCTACATGATGGCGATTCCCCAAGCTGATGATTGGGGGCGACTTCCCGGCAATCCTCGCGAACTAAAGATGCTCGTCTGCCCCGGATTCGACACGCCCAAACAGCAGATTGACGCCGCCATAAGCGATATTGCTCGATTGGGGTTGTGGGATCGCTATGAAGTAAACGGGAAATGCTATGTCGCATTTCCTCCAGAATCCTGGTTCAAGCGACAATCTTACATCAACAGCAGCAAACGCACTGATGATACAGGCTCAATGTATCCGGCTAATCAGCAATTCGTGGACTACGCGGCGGCACAATCAGCAGAAAAAGACACGACAGACGAGCCGAGCGGCAAGAAACAGCAGGCAACAGCAGAAAAAGACACGACAGACGAGCCGAGCGGCAAGAAACAGCATTACGCGCGCGTGTCTCCTTCTCCTTCTCCTTCTCCTTCTCCTTCGCTTTCAGAGAAAGCGAAGGATGTTGTTCCTACGGAACAAGGCGCCGGGGAGGGTCTGGCGACTGGCAGGGACGCCGTGAAGGTTTTCATCGACAAGTTCGCCGCGAAAACGGGGAAGCCGCCCGATCTGCCCGCGAGATACGCCAAAGGGCTGAAAGAGGCGCTTGGGAGAGTGGGGTACGAAACGCTGACACGGGGGATTGACGGCTTCCTCGCGGACGCCTGGGCCTCGGAGAGCGGCTTCAGCGTGTCGTGTTTCCTCTCTCAGCCGATGGACCGATGGACCGGCGCAAAGCCCGGTGGAGGCAAGAATGGCAACAGAGGCAAGAATGGCAACAGCGGAATTAGCAGCGGCAGAACAAGTGATTTTATCAACGGCATTAGTCACCCGAACATTATCCCTGATGGGAAGGGAGGATACCAAACGCGGGGAGGCTATGCCCTCACCGTCGAACAAATTGAGCGCGGCTGGGCAAACGAACTCCCCTGACGGCTTCGTCCGCGCCGGGAAGCTTGCGAATGATCTACTCTGCCACCCGAAACTCGCCGCCAAACTGGCAGAGAACGAGGCAAGCCGCGCGGCGGGGCGGCACTGGTGCGAGTATCTGCCGGGCCGCGGCTGCGTTTGGCACGGGTCTTTGACGCCGGAACAGGCGGCGCACCAGGCGGAGGACGCGGCGCGGCGCAGGCAGTCTCGGCTGCGGGCCGACGGCGTCCCCGGCAATTTCACGGACGCCAACTTCGAGACCAACAGCCGGGGCGAAGCGTTGCAGATCACCGACGTGGGGGGCCGCTTCCGATTCGGGACGCGCCGGGCGCACGCCGCCTGCCGATCGTTTGCGGAGAAGTGGGAGCTGGGGTACCGCTCCAAGCGGGGGTACAGCGGCCTCTTGCTTCAGTCGCCGTGTTTCGGGCTGGGGAAAACCTACCTGCTGTCGGCGATCATGGTTCGGCTGGTGGAGCGCGGCCACCGGGCGAGGTTCGTCAAGTGCGAAGACCTGCTTGCCCGATACCGCGCCAGCTTCGGCGCTTCGGGATCGGGGCAGTCGGCGGAGCAGATTTTTGAGGAGTACGCCTCGGCCCCGCTGCTCATTTTGGACGAACTCGGGGGCGATCACATCAAAGCCGGGGAGGCAGGGGAGTGGGCGCGGTCCCAGTTCCTCCGCCTGATGGACCGGAGGCTGGACGCGGGGCTGGCGACGCTGGGCAGCACGAACGTGACGCGCGGCGACCTTGAGGGGCATTACGGCGGACGCATGGTGTCCCGTCTGCTGGGCGGGTCCGTTCTGATCCCGATGGACGGCCCCGATTTTCGGCAGGTAGACGCCGCCGGCGTGCCCTTCGGAGATGAAGAAGACCCCTTTGCCTAAGTCGCCAGAATTAAGTGAGGCGCTCTGATGCTGGTCTATTTGTGGCCTTCCGACATCCTCACATTGGTCGCGTTTTACGCGCGGGTCGCGGAAGTCCATGCGGCGGGCGATACCCCCGCCTACGGGCTGGACACGGTGGAACACCTGGCAAGGCTACTGTACGAGGAAGGCGAACAAGAGAAAGAGGTTTGACCGATGGAAGACAAGTCCCCGACCCCCTTGCTCATTCTCTGTTTGCTCATTCTCTGTGGTATAATACCTTGAAGCAATCTAGCCTTTTCAGCCATTCTTCCAGCCATTTTCCGAAGCACTGCGCTTCCGACAGGCCCCCCCTCCCCGCATCCGGTGACGCAAGACCCAATGTTTTGCGCCCGATGCGGAATCGGGACGCCATCTGTCGGGAGCGTTTTTTGGTTTGGACCAACGACTTGGGTTTGGACCAACGACTTGGGAAGGGGCGCATGAAAATCCATTGTCCGAAGTGCGGTGCATTTTTTACCGAAATCCTGTCCCCTCTGCCGGGGAACGGTGACAGAAGCGATAACCCTGAGACCACGGCTGATGAGCGTGACGAACCCGCGCCCTACATCGTGCGCTTCTACTGCCGCCGCTGTCACCGCGAACAGACCTACAACCTGGCCGCCTGCCTGTCCCAGAGCGTGCGCGCCGGCAACCTGCGCCTGGACGAAGCCAGGCGGAAGGACGCAAGAGATGAAAACCAAAGCCTCCACCACCGAAGCGGCTGACAAACTCATAGGCAACAAGATCACAAGTGGCAGCGTGAATGCTGACGCCGTGAATGCTGACGCCGTGAATGCTGACGCCGTGAATGCTGACGCCGTGAATGCCCCGCTATCGGTCGCGGACCTCCTGCCGCCCGCCGTCGAGGATAAAAGTTCCGAGGATAAAATCACGGGACGGCACGGCGCGGAGGCGTTCCCTCAGCCGGGCGCGGAGGCGTTCCCTCAGCCGGGCGCGGAGGCGTTCCCTCAGCCGGGCGCGGAGGCGTTCGCCTCGCCCGAGACCACACAGGGCAAGAACAATGCTCATGCGCTTGCCGGCAGCCACGACGCCGGCAGCACGAGTGATTTTATCAGTGTTCCTATCACGGCCCGCGCCGGCTCCCGGAACACCATGCCGGTTTCTTCGGTGCGCTGGATGTCCCTGGACGGGCTGTTCCTGCCGCCCGGCGCAAGGCAGCCTCCCGCCGAGATACTCGCCGCGCTCCAGGCATCCCTCCTGGACGACGGGTGGACGCAGCCCCTCGTCATCGCGCCCAGCCGCGAGATCATTGACGGCGGCAAGCGGTTTTTCGCGGCCTGCCACGCCGACGTGAGGGCGATGACCGACGGGATGGTCCCCGTCGTCGTCGTGGAGCGCCCGGACGCTGCCGCCTCTCGCGCCCGCCATGCCGAAACCCAGCAAGCCCGGACGCCGACCAGCGAATATACTTTTTAACCACCTAAGAAGTAGCAAGCAAGCAGTAAAAAATGGCACATCCGTACACGCAGACCCAGATCATTAACGCGCTGACCGAGGCGCGGGGCATGGTCGCTGTCGCCGCCCGGCAGCTTGGCTGCGAGCGGCGGACCGTCTACAACGCCATCAAGCGACATCCCAAAGTCGCGGCGGTCTTGGAAGAGCTGCGTGAGTTCACGACCGACACAGCGGAGACTGCTTTATTTGACGCCATCGAGGAAAAACAGGCTTGGGCGGTTTGCTTCTACCTGAAAACGCAGGGCAGCAACCGGGGCTACCGGGAAAATGCGCGCGTGGAGCACACTGGCGCGAACGGTGGCCCCATCGCCATCCGCGAAGTCATCATTGAAAGACCTGGCATTGAAAGACCTGGCATTGAAAGACCTGGCATTGAAAGACCTGGCGCGGAAGGCAGCGAAGGTTGACCACCGCGCCGGGAGGAAAAGCGGCGCCTTCCCTGCTGAAACCGGCCTTGTCGAAACCGGCCCTGTGGACCCGCGACGGCGGCGCCCTGCGCTTCCACTTCCACGAGGGGCAGCTCCGGGCGTGGGACAGCGAGGCGCGCTTCACGTTCATTCTCGCGGGGACGCAGGGCGGGAAGACGTCGTATGGCCCGATTTGGCTGTGGCGGGAAATCCAGCGCCGGGGCAGCGGCGACTACCTGGCCGTCACGTCGTCCTATGACCTGTTCAAGCTGAAGATGCTGCCCGCCCTGCGGGAACTCTTTGAAGGACTGCTCGGCACGGGCCGCTACTGGTCGGGGGACCGGGTGATTGAGCTGGCCGACCCCGAAACGGGAAAGTTTCTGGCAAGCCGGGCCGATGACCCGATGTGGGGCCGGATCATCCTCCGGTCCGCCGCGTCGGGCGGCGGGCTGGAGTCCACCACGGCGAAGGGGGCGTGGGCGGATGAGTGCGGGCAGGACTCGTTTCCCCTGGAGGCTTACGAGGCGATCCTGCGGCGGTTGTCGCTGTCCGGGGGGCGACTGCTCGGCACGACGACGCTGTATAACCTAGGCTGGGTCAAGTCCGAAATTTACGACCGCTGGCAGGCGGGGGACCCGAATTACCAGGTCGTCCAGTTCCCGTCCTACCTCAATCCGCTCTTCCCCCGCGAAGAGTACGAGCGCGCCAAAGCCACGATGCCCGCGTGGCGCTTCGCCATGTTTTATGATGGCGCGCTGGCGAGACCGGCGGGGCTGATCTACGAGAGCTATGACCCGGACCTGCACGACAAGGACGATTTCGCCATCCCCCCGTCCTGGCCCCGGTACGTCGGGGTGGACTTCGGGGCGGTGAACACGGCGCTGGTGTGGCTGGCGGCCCTGCCGCACAAGCCCGGCGTGTTCGTTTTGTACCGGGAGAGTCTGACAGGCGGCAAGAGCACGGCGGAGCACGCGCGGATCGCTCGGCAGTGGATGGAGCAGGAAAATGTGGTCCGCTTCTGGGGCGGCGCGCCCTCGGAGGACCAGCAGCGGATGGACTGGACCCACGAGGGCGTCCGCATCCAGCGCCCGCCCATCGTGGACGTGGAGGCCGGGATTGACCGCGTGGGCGGGCTGTTCAAGACGCACTCGCTTTACATCTTCAAGAGCTGCAAGGGCCTGCGCGACGAACTGGCGCGGTACAAGCGCAAAACAGACCCGCAGGGGCAGGTGACGCCGGAGATCGCGGACAAGGCCACGTTTCACCGGCTGGACGCCCTGCGGTACGTCGCGGTGGGGCTAGTGCCGGGGCGCTTCGGCGGCATGGGGAGTCAGTGATCGGGACAGTTGGCAGAAAGGCAAACTTAATGAACGAAGAGAGTGAAGGCCGTATCTATTGGCATGCACAAAACCTGAATGAAGACAGCGAGGGGTGCATCCAGGGTTCTATTCTTCGTCATGGACGAGGGTGGCTTCGCTTGTTACCAAGAAGGGCCGGTTCGGAGCGCCATTTGGGGGCAGAGTGGAAGATGCCGAGCCGGTTTTGTCACTGCTACGGAGAAATCATTGGGGACGAGAACGAGGTTTCCGTCAGCCTTGCGATTGGACTATTCTCCGTGTGGCTTCACGCCGAAGGCTTCTTGCCCAAACGACTGTGGCGGATCAACCGAAAAACAGGCGTGAGCATCCACGACGCCGCGATATGGTTTGAAGTTTGGTCGGACCCGAATGGGTGGGACAGTCGCGACCCAAAATGGCAGAAATTCAATTTCTGTCCCGTTGACTTCTTCTTGGGCCGGCAAGTCCATTCCAGCCGTGTCTTGAAAACCGAGCGCGTGCTGGTTCCGATGCCCGAAGGTTCCTACCCTGCCACCGTCAACATTGAGGAAGCCGTCTGGAAACGCCCGCGATGGCCTTTCCCGATTCGCCGCATCGGAAGTGAAATCACGCCTGACAAGCCCATCCCGCACCCCGGCAAAGGTGAGAACTCCTGGGACTGCGATGATGATGCGACGTACAGTATGTCCTGCGGCGCGACCAACGCGGTAGACGCGGCGGCGGCGCTGGCGGCTTCTGTTATGCGAGACCGGGAACGTCATGGCGGGCCGGGCTGGGTGCCAATAGGGAGCGCAGGCGGATGTCAGTCGTGGATAAAATCGCAGAGCCGGGCATGACGGCGAAGGACTTCCCGAAGGACTTGACCGGGTGGACGTTCGGGCGGCTGAGGGTGGTGGGGCAGGGTGAAGATTATGTGTCGCCGAAGGGAAAGAAATTGCAGCAGTGGCGATGCGTTTGCAGTTGCCCTGAACGGTCAGAGCGCTTGGTAGTGCGGGGCGCGTTAGTCAAGGGTATGACAAAAGGATGCCGGTGCCTAAGAAGAGATCAGGCGGCGTTTCGGCTGTCACGGGGCAAATTGGAAGAACTTTATTGGGGCAATCCGAAGCATTCCACATCTGAAATTGCCGCAATCGCCCGCCAGGTATGCGATAACCCCAAAATCACGACAAGCACTATTCAACACTGGATGAGGGCTGAGGGCCTACCTCGTCGGCAAGGGGCCGAGTCCCAAAAGCTCCGTTATATGAAGTATCCGGAACATAGTCTTCGCTCGCTTTCCCTCGCACACGAAGGAACTAGGCGAAAGGTTGAGAGCGGCACTTACTATAATCCCACCAACTTCCGTGTGAACCCCGACAACCGCGCCAAAGCGACCCTTGCTTGCAAAAGGTATTTCCGCCTCAAAGCCCGCGCCCGCCAATCCGAACTTGTCATTCAGCAGGCCAGGGAAGCCCAGAGGCAGGCCGAACACGCCGAAATGGAGCGCATCCTGAACGGGGAACTCATCTTCGACTGACCCCGCTGGCCCATTAGTTCGACAGTCGGCGGTGCGCCGCCCCCTCGTGTCAGAAATTAAGGAGTTAGAAAATGCAACAGAACCCTTCAATGTGCAGCGGCACCCGGATCACCATCCACATTTTTCAAGAGCAGGTGGCGAGCGTAGATGCGCGGGCCGCGCAAGCCATGACGTCGAGGAGCAATATTGTAAGACTGGCGATCAGAGACTTCTTGCAGCGTGCAGAAGCAACGCCAGAGCGAACCCAGCAGGAAAATCAGGCACCGGCCTAGACAAAAAAAGGCCATGCGCGACAACGCATGGCCTTCTCAAAAGTCTTTCGACATCTTCACGGTGCCTGACTAGGGCAGAGCCACTCTACCACACCGCGCCGTGAATTGTCAAGGGGGTAGGCGGTAGAAAAAGGACACCCCTCAGGGAAAGGGTCAGAATGTTTAACGAGTTCGCCGGCGCGACCGCCGAAGACATGCTGGGAAACGGCGTCGTGCGCGGCCTGTACGAGCAGCTTCAGGCCCAGCAGCCCGCCTACCAAAAGATTGACGCCTACATGCGCGGCGAGCACCCGCTGACGTTCGCGACCGAAAAGTTCTCCAACGCGTTCGGCCTGCTGTTCCGCGCGTATGCCAACAACTACTGCAAGCGCATCGTCGCCGCCCTGTCTGACTACCTCCAGCTCTCGCGGCTGTCCACGCCGGACGCGCGCGCCCAGGCCGTCCTGGACGACTTCTGGGACCGACAGCGCCTGGACATGCAGAGCGGACGCGTCCACGCCGATGCGTTCACCTACGGCGACGGCTACGCCATCGTGGAGCGCGACAGCGCCGGTAGCCTGCGCTTCTATCAGCAGAACTGCCGGACGGTCCGCGTGCTCTACAGCGCGGAGCAGCCGGACCGGATCGTTCTCGCGGTCAAGCTCTGGCAGCGGCTGGACAAGGCGTGGCGCCTCAACGTCTACGCGCCGGGCCTGGTGTATCGCTACCAGACCAAAGACGGCCGCCGGATTTCGGACACCTCCCCGATGCCCTCCCGCCTGGAGCACGACTTCCTGCCCTTGAACCAGCCTGGCGAGGCCCCCGTCCTCCGCACCGCCTCGGACATTCTGCCCGTCTTCCACTGGCCGAACGAGCCGGGCGGGGACGGGCTGGGGACGTCGGAGCTGAACGACCTGTTTCCCCTGCAAGACGCCCTGAACAAGACCGGCTGCGACAAGATGGTGGGCATGGAGTTCATGGCCCTGCCGCAGCGGTACGCCACGGGCATCGAGGTCGACGTGGACGAGGCGACCGGCAAGACCCGCGCGCCGATGGTCTCCGCCGCCGACCGGCTGTTCTTCTCCGGCAACGAGAACGCCAGGTTCGGCGCGTTCCCCGTCACCGACGCCCAATCGTTTTTAGAAATTGAGCAGAACCTCAAGCACGACATGGCGGCTTTGGCCCGCGTACCCCTGCACCACATCATGATGGGGAACGGCCAGTTCCCCAGCGGGGAGTCGCTCAAAACTTCCGAGCAGCCCCTGATTGCCAAAATCCGGGACCGTCAGGTGACGTGGGGCGAAGCCTGGGAGCGCGTCGGGTCTTACGTCCTGGAGGTCAACGGTTTGAGCAAGGAAGGGGACGCCCGCGACCCGGAGGCCGAGTGGCAGGACCTGACGCCCCGCTCGGACGTGGAACGCTCGCAGGCCGAACTCAACACCGTCAACGCGAAGGCGGTCAAGCTGTCGCTGGGCGTCTCGGAAAAGCAGATACTGGCGGAGCTTGGCTACACGGACGACCAAATCCAGCAGTTCGCGGCGGACAACCAGATCACGGCTGAAGCGGCGGCGGCGAAGATGCTGCAAACGCTGACGAAAGAGGCTGGGGCAAAAGACGTTGCGCCGGTGGCGGCCCCTGCGGGCTGAAGCGTAAGGAAAGAAATCGGACACACCCATGACAGGGCAGCGCGGACAGTGACGCGCCTCTGCTCTGAGGCAGAGATAGAAACTCCTCAGATTAACGGTGCAGAGAATGGCACCTACGCCCATAAGATGTTGCTGCCAGGTCAGACCTGGAAAGGTGGGGCTTCGCTCCGCCTGCACTTGGGCCGCGTTGCTGGACAGAAGAAACCAGATGCTATCTCGGTGAAAGGTCCGAGCGCTCCCGGTAACACGGTGAGGGGACGGCATACCCTTCCGAGCAAACCGAAAAGGATCGGTGATTACTCCCCATGCCTAAAGGCAGGGGCTTCTACAGGTGTGACCTGACACGCTGTAATCCCAGCGTGATTATTGTTAAGGGCCAAGTTTAAGATGTTGATGGCGGCGTTGGTGTCTCTATCC